AAAAACACAGTGGCACAACCTGTTTGCCGTTACATTGTTGACACCATCAATGACGTATTGTTCGAGCCAGGTATTAAACGCAATTTAAGATTTGCAACACCAACAGGTCAATATATCGACCCTAAGAATTGTGATTGGGTAGAATTATTTGTTAACGATGCAGATTTACAAACACGTGGCTTAACAAGTTTTATGGAACAAGTTGGTGATTTGACAAGTATCTTTGGTCATTGTTGGGTAGCAGTTGACATGCCACAAGAGAAGGAAGGCAACCTAGGTAGACCTTACTGTTGTGCAGTTAGTCCATTAGATGTATGGGATTGGTGTTTTGATTGGTATGGTGGCAGACCAATATTAGAATACGTTAAAATCAAAGAGATGGAAGACGAACACAATTACTATATCAAGTGTTATTATCTAGGCGATACAACCAAGCCAAGTTATTGGGAAAGTTATGTAGTACCAAAGACCATTCAACAGTCAAGCATCATGGATAATGAAGCATTGGCAACAGGCACAGGTGTATTTCCCGCAGGCATGAGTGTACCAGTGTTTATTGCATATGGTCGTAAGGATCCAAGGACCTTTGACTTAGGCGTAAGCGATATCGATAGTGCGGCTGATGCACAACGTGAACACTACAAACTAGAGTGTGAAGCATACACAGCCTTGCAATTTGCACATACAATTATTCGTGCTGACAAAGGTGTTAGTATTCCAGTACATGCAGGTGCTATTGTACGTGCCACACAAGGTCAAGTAGAGGCTATTGCAGTTGATACAGGTGACGTTAAAAACATCATTGCCAAACAACAAGACATACTAGACCAAATCGAAGCACTAACAGGTTTAGGTGGCATTAGAAATACCAAAACACAAGCACAGAGTGGTATATCAATCATTGAAGAACGCAAACAATTGCACAGAACAGCAAAGAGTAAGGCAAGATTGATGGAAGTCACCGAAGGGTTAATTTTCACATATGCCGCACGTTTCATGGGTATGCGTTGGGCAGGTCATATCACATACAGCACAGACTATGAGGCGCATGATACCAATTACAGAATGGCATTGATTAAAGAAGCACAGACAATGGCAGGCGACAATGACATGATTAAAAACATGATTGCCAAAGAAATCGTTACCATGTTAGCACCAAAAGCAAGTATCAATGAATATCAACAGGTGTTTATCGATGGTCTAGCAGATGGCGAATTAAAACAATTGATGAATGAAGAACAACATCAAGTATTGAGTATTGATAGCGGTGGTATACCAGAAGGTCATGAACTAGATGAAGAAGACAGCCAAGCATCAAGCAACAGTACAGGTGAAGCACAAGCAGATTTCTACAAGCCAGGCAATCAATCATTGTTAGGTGGTATTGGTACCCCAGTAACGCCAATGGCACAGAGTCTATACACACAACAAGCAGTTGCAGTACAGTTGACAGGATTAAACACTGGTAGGTAATATGACACCTAAACAAAAATTTAATAATCATCGCGGTCACGCTAAACATAGAAATATTCCATTCCTTCTTACGTTCGATGAATGGTGGGATATATGGCAAAAATCAGGTCATTGGGAAGAACGCGGAACACGTAAAGGTCAATATTGTATGAGTAGAGTTGGTGATACAGGACCATATGCAGTTGGTAATGTATACATTAATACCAATGCTGATAATGTACGTGAAGCATGGCAAGGTAAATCTAGACCTGCTGCCACAACAGAACATAAAATTAAAAATGCAATAGCACAAACAGGTAAAAAACAAAGTCCTGAAACTATTGCTAAAAAAGTGGCTTCTTATAAGAAGACATTGGAAAGAAAACAAAGTCCATTGTGTGTTGTATAAATACATTACAACAACTTCGGTTATTACGTTATAATAAGGAAAAAATTAACAAATGGATAAAGTAAACTTCGTTGGCAACGACAGCCAGACTAATGCAAACCAGTCAGATGTAAATCAAGAAGGTGGCAATGAGCAGGTAAATGCAGGTGCTATTCGTAAAAGCACCACAAGTTCAATATTGAATGCACTTGGTCAAGCAAGTGGACAAAATTTTGAAAGTGTTGAAGCGGCGTTAAGTTTCATTGCAAGAACAACTGCACAGCAATCCGGTGGCAACGTACAGCCAAATGAGGAAGCACAAGTGCAACAGCGTTCAAGTAGTCGAGTTACAACCAATGACTTACATGAACAGTTCAATAAATTACAACAAGACCTGCAGGTAAAAGAGCAACGTCTACGTGAAAAAGAACTGGATTCAGATATACAAAAGGCAATGGGTGATAGATTCGATGGTGACATGTTAGATTATGCATTACAAAAGGTCAGAAGCAATATTCAATGGAATAGTGATGGAACCTACAGCATTATCAACAATAAAGGTCAAGAACGTTATGGCATGGATGGCAATCCTCTGACAATCCAAGGATTAGTACAAGAAGTAGCGGCGGGTAATCCAAAACTACTAAAGCAGAGTAACACTAATTCTGGATCTGGTTTAAGACCTGGACAAGGAAATTTTGCTGGTGCACCTGAAGATGCAATACCAGACTATAGCAAAGACCCAGCGGCATTCAATCAATGGGCACAACGCAATGGTTTAGGTAAGAATCTAGGACTCAAGGGTGTTGGTGTAACAGCAGTAAGTTCATTGCCAGTTCATAAAGTACTCTGATGAAATTGCCAACTTAAAGGAAAAATATCATGGCTTATGTATTAAATGGTGCAAATGGCGAAGCAAATGGCTTCACGTTTGCAATTGCAAGTTTCGCTCTACGTGCTATGCACGAATCTCAAGGTCTAGTTAACATGACTAACGTTGTTGCCCCTACACAAGGTAACCAATTCTTAGTACCTAACTTTGCACCTATCACTTATCAAAACTATAACCCTAACGGTACTGGTGGTACTTATGGTACAGGTAACGCTACGGTTCAGAACCCATCATTGACACAGACAAACATTACAGCAATTCCTGCTGTAGCGCAAACTGCGTTCGACATCTTCTACGGATGGACAACAAGTTTCCAATTGGCTGCTACATTAGGTGCTGAATTAGGTGACAGTTTTGCTGAAAAAGTTGACCAATCAGTAACATCAGGTTTCATCGGTAACGGTGTAACTGAAGGTGCAGTAGGTTCAACAACTGGTTTCAAAGCAACACCAACAAACGTATACTACCCACAAAGTGCTGACGGTTTCTATCGTGTGTTACAATTAGGTGCATTAGAGTTACTACCAAGTGGTGCTAACTTAAACATCACAGGTAACATTGCAAATGGTGGTGTCGCTGGTTTCACAACTAACAGCGTATTGTCATTGGTTCGTGAGGCTAAACAGCAATTCAAAGTTGCTCGTATGCCAGGTGCACCAGTTATCGTATTAGATAGCAATGGTAATGTAACTGAAGCAACTGCAGGTTCTGTAGGTGGTTCAGGTTCTAGTTTCACACGTTTACTTGCTGAGTTAACTGGTGGTGCTGTAAGTGGTCCAAGTTCAGGTGGTTCAAATCTATCTGCATTGGGTAACGAATTGTTAACTACAGGTAAGATTGAAAACGTTTATGGCTGTATGGTTATGTTCACTACATTCCTACAACACACAACACGTACAATCGCAGGTACTGCAAGTACTCCATGTCTAGTTGGTGCTTATTTCGGTGACTCAGCAATGTTCACAGTTATGAAGCAAGGTCTAGAAATCAAGATTGGTGAAGTACCAGGTGGTTTACAGAACTGGTTAACAGGCGTAGGTTACTTCGGTGCTGGTGTAGGTGACCAACGTCGTGGTGGCGCAATTAACATTGTGCAGGACGTTTAATCAAGTTAGTTAAAACAACAGGAATATAACATGTCAGTACCATACCAACGAATTTCAAATGCAACTGCACAAGATATTGCTTTCTATGACCCGGCAGCGAGCCGTAGAGCGCAGGCATTAGGTGTTGACTGGGAGCCTTATTTTAAGGTTGGCAGTCAAGAGTGGTTGTATAAACTTGAATTTGGTTGGTGGAACAAGTATTGCGATACAGTTCTTGGTGCATATTATTATACAAACCTACCAAACGGCGCATTGATATCTAGTTTCAATCCTAGTCAACTTATAAAGAGTGACCAGACATTGATAAGATTAGATGTCTTTGGCGCTGTGTTGGTGTTCTATGAGAGCCTTGTAACAGAGGTATCAAATATGAACGATGTTGATAAAATGAACTATGATTTTGCAAAAGACCGTTGTGACCGTGAATGGATCAAGGCATTAGAGTTAATGAACTTTTATGACTTGTATCAAAACAGTCCCAATGGTCCTACTACAAAATTGGAAGAGAATTGGACAGCAGACGTTGATTATTTTAACGGTGATAGGAGATTTTTCTAATGTATACTGGCGACCAATCATTATACACTAAGAACCAACCATACATTACTAGTGATGAAGTTTACCAAATGGTAAAATTCTACATTCCATCAACGTGGGATGTACCAGTCTTTAGTAATACTGATTGGGCTAGTGATACTGATATTGTTCGTTATGGTATATACATTAGTGATACTGTGACTACAAATCGCGGTCCCAATCAACTTGGCGTAACAACTGGTAGTAGCATTTATAATGCCACAGATGAATTTTACATAGCGTATATTAGTTTCCAACAAGACCCGAACCTAAATAGAGTTCGTCAAATCATCAGCAGTCTAACTACTGATAATTTCCCTGGCACTAATGTACCATTCATGAATGGTTATTATGAAAAGGATTATCAAGAGGTATTGAATTATGGTACACAACGTGAAAGATATACCTGGACATTTAAATTAACAAGATTAGAGTTTCAATAGCCACTACTTAAGGAGAACACATAATGGCAAACGTAAGAATTACAACAAACACAACTGGTACGCAACCGATTATTCAAATCGGTTTGACAGGTGCAAATTTAGCAGACGCTAATGTCTCTATCACTATACCTTTCGTACAAGAAGTGACAATCACAAACAGTACTGGTGTTTATGCGTATACAGACTTTACCGATGTAGACCAACGTAAACTAAGTACACCTGCTGATAACAAGATTGGTACAAACATTGTAGTTGATGCAACAAGTTACTTTGGTAACGCAACAGCAACTGCAAATACTGCCGCATACTATGGTATCGCAAGTTTATCAACCAATAAAAACAATTTGGATTTCAAAGTATATTGGAATGGTAACGTAACAGGTGCACACTATTACGGTGGTTCAGGTTTTATCACAAACTTGGCACCAAAGACAAGTCCTACACAACCTGTATGGATTACACCTTTGGAAATCGCTGTAGACGGTACATTCACAACTGGTACAGTTTAATTAATCATTGATTAGTTAAAGACAAAAGGCACTCACAAGGTGCCTTTTTTCATAACAAAGGAAAACAAATGAACGAACAAAACAGCGTATGGCTAAAAACAAATGAAGAAAAACTCAGAAGTCTAATTGGCGATGAAGCCAAGATGATGCCCATGTTAGACAACATGATGGCAACCATTAAACAACTTAAAGCAAAACAAGCGTTTAGATTGGCATTACTAAATCAACTACTTGAAGATGCCAACGACCTCGACTAAATACAATATAACAACTTAATGAGATAACAAATGAATTTACAAATTGCTGAAAAAAGATTTTTACAACAACGTGCCCAAGCACGTATGCGTAACATACCATTTACGATAACATTTGACGAATGGCTTAAACTATGGGTCGATAGTGGTAAATGGGAACAACGTGGTCGCCGAAAGGATCAATATTGCATGAGTCGTATTGGTGATAAAGGTGGTTATGAATTAGGCAATGTGTTTATTCAATCTCAGGCAGATAACGTTAGGGAAGCCCAATTGGGCAAAAAGTATACTGAAGAACAATGTTTAGCCATTAGTAATAGACTTACTGGTACTAAACTTTCTAAAGATACAAAATTAAAAATTAGCCGTTCACGCATGGGTCAAAATAATAACCCAAATGGCTACAACAAATTAAAAATTAAGGAAAATAAATTATGCGTTTAAGTCAACTCTCCGCAAAACCCGTATTAGTACAAGTTATCTTAGATGACAAAGACATTGTAGACGAATATGGCGAATCATTAGAATTTTACACATGGGACCGTCAGCCAATGAATGTGTTTATGAAATTGGCATCAATCGACCTAAAATCAGACAGCAACGATTTACTTGGTGTTATCAAGACATTGATCCTTGATGAAGAAGGTAAAGAGGTTATTACCAATGACAACATGTTGCCTGCAAAAGTACTAATGAGAGCAATTACAAAAATTAGCGAATTGTTGGGAAAGTAACAGGCAGCACGTTTGACCCACATTCAAAGGAACTAGGCATGATTGTAACAATAGACACAATGGCTAAGCGTTATAAGATGTTGCCTAGTGAAATACTAGCAACTGCTAGTACCTATGATTTGTATGTCATGGATGCTGCCATAAGTTATCACAATTATGAGCAATATAAGGCACAACATGGTAAGGAACCAATGCCAGACTATGAGGTAGATGAGTTACAAGCAATGATGGATAAGGTTAAAAACAATGGCTAGTGGACCAATTGATTTTAGAATTAATGATACTGCACTTCAGAACAAATTCAAACGAATTAAAAATCTGAAGGCAGCAGTCATGCCACAACTTTATCAATATTTTGTTAATGAAACTCCTGTACGTAGTGGCAATGCCAGAAACAATACAAAACTTGATGGCTACAATATCATTCGTGCTAATTATCAATATGCAGGTGTACTAGATGCAGGTCGTGGTTTTCGTGATGGTCAAATGCGAGGTAGTGTACAAGCACCTGATGGTATGACTAAGCCAACCAAAGTGGAAGCACAGCGTTTAGTTAACCAATACATTCAACAATACGGAAGAACATAATGGCACAAGATATGAATATTAGTGTTGGAATGGATACTACGCAAGTAGACCAAGCCATTAACAAGATTACAACTGAATTCAACAACATGGCTAACAAGGCTAAAGAAGCCTTTGCAAGTATGGGTAATGAATTAGGTAACATCAATAACAAACTAAAAGACGTTGAAAATCAGTTTGGTGCATTGGGTGTTGCTATCATTGGTGTTGGATTAGGTAGTTTTATCACTAATGCCATTACTGCCGCAAATGATACAACAAGATTGGCAGAAGCAGTTGGTGTTACAACACAGAGTTTTATGGAAATGCAATTGGCATTGGTAAACTCAGGTAAAGATGCTGATGCATTGGGTCGTACAATGTTGCGTATGGAAGCAACTGCACAACAAGCCGCTGATGGTAATCAAAGACTACGCAATGCATACCATGAACTTGGTATTAGCATGGAATATTTGCAAACACACAGTCCAGAAGAAACATTCAAGAAGGTTGTTGATTCATTAGGTAGCATGGAAAATGCAGGTCTACGTGCTGAACTAACTATGATGACATTGGGTCGTGATGCCAAGACAATTGATTTCAGCGAATTAAGCAAACAACTTAGTGACACAGCAGGTAGTCAATCAGAAAATGCCAAAGCAACAGAAGATGCCGCACGTGCATATCGTGAATTCAATGCAGGTTTAAGCCTATTAAAAAACAATGTATTGCAATTGATTGATGGCTTCTTAAATCTTATTGGTGACAACGCCAAAGGCTTGTTAGGTAGTAAGGTTGCCGCAGAGGCATTGGTCACAGTATTTGGTTTATTAACAGCAGGTGCAATTGTACGTGGTGTATATGCATTGGTAACAGCCACAGCCGCATTAGCAGTTGCAATGGGACCAATTACAATAGCAGTTACAGCATTAGCAACAGCACTAGGTGCCGCGGCATACTATTTTAAAGGTGATGAAATCAAGCAGTACATACAAGACATGCTTGGTGTAAAGAAAGCCACTGATGATGTAGCCAATAGCACAGATAAACTTAAAAAGCCTGACATGGCTAAGAATCCTGTTGTTGGTCCAAATCTAGCAGAAAGTCCTGAAAAACAACATTACCTTGCATTACAACAACAAATTGGTGCATACAATGCAACAATTGAAGCAGCCAACAAGCGTTTACAGTTGGAAATATCATTGGTTGGTGCCAGTGATGAGGTTCGCAAGAGTAAAATGGCACAATTTGACCAAGATACCAAGAACCAAATGGAAATTAGTAAGATTGATGCACAGATTGCTGAAAAACGTAGCAAGATGGGCAATCTTAATAGTGATAATGTTTATTTGCAAAAAGAAATTGATGCATTACAACAAGAAAAAACATTATTAACACAACAACAGAACATCAGAGAACAGTTAACACAACAATTGGTCAAGGCACAAAATGCCAATGCAATGAATTTATTCTATGCGGATGAAGTATTAAAAGTACAAAAGAATGTTGCTAACATTCAAACGTCAATGGATGAATTAACCATGACCAATGATGAAAAGAAAATTGCAAACATACAAAAGCAAATCAATGCCGAAGTAGAATTGGCAATGAAAAAGCGTCAAGCACAAATGGGCCCTGGTCAAACAATGGGTGCTGAAGAAGAAGCCAGTATCAAATCAAGAATAGAAAGCATTTACCAAGCACAAAAAGATGCAACAGAAAAAGAAATTGCATTGAGTCGTGAATGGAACACAGGTTGGACTGCGGCATATAAAAAATATGTTGATGAAGGTACTAATGCCGCTAAAATGGCAGGTGATGCATTTAACAGTATTACAAATAACATGAACAGTGCCATTGATAATTTTGTTACAACAGGTAAATTTAGTTTTAGTGACTTTGCACGTTCAGTGGTACAAGACCTAATTAAAATTGAATTAAAAGCAGAAGCCATGCAGTTGTTCAAAGCAGTCAGTGGTGGTACAGGTAGTATACTTGGTAGCATATTCAGTGGTCTAGGCTTTGCAGAAGGTGGTGACCCTCCAGTTGGTAAAGCCAGTATTGTTGGTGAGAATGGCCCTGAGTTATTTGTACCAAAAACACCTGGCACTATTGTACCTAATGGTGCAATGGGTGGTGGTGCAAGTGGTGCATCAACACCAAACGTAACACATAATTATAATTATAATATCAATGCAATTGACCAACGTAGTGTTGCACAATTCTTTGCCGAAAATCGCAAGACCATGTTAGGTACTGTGCAAATGGCACAAAAAGAATTGCCTTATTATAATCAATAACTTACAAGGATAAAAATGAGTACAGGACTACAAACAATTATAGACCGTTGCAATGGTATCAGAATCAACCGTCGCAAGGTGGTTGGTATACAATACACACGTAACGAAATTCCACGTGTAAGTCAAACACCAACAACCAATCCATGGAAAATAACATTAGACATGCCAAATAGTTTTCGCTATAGTGAGG